TTTCAAGTGAGTCTGTGTGTGCTGCATCATTTGTTGGATCAAATGTAGTGATGGAAAGTTTCTCACCATCAGATTCAACAGAGATACATGGTGAAGAAAGCACTGCTGATGCTTTCATAATCCAATCGAAATCTTCTTGTGTAAGTGTTAAAGAAATTTCTGGCTCAGGCATTGCAATAGGCTTATCTGGTGCAGCAACAATCATATGTGGCGCACAGAAACGATACTTGATTTTGCTGCGGCCTTGCAGACCAGAGATGACCACATTGTTGTCTTGAAAGTCAAGACTTGGATTATCTTTGTGTAGAGATAGAACGGAAAGAAAATTGTTCAAATCATAAACACCAAAGTCAGTTGGAAATTCATCACTGACTGTGGCTTCAGCCATCACATTCTTTTGGGCAGACACAGTACGCAGTGTCTTACCTTTCTTAAACATGATACCTTGATTGATTGAAGCAAAGTTCTTCAAAACGGAAAGTGTATCTGTAGAGAGTTTCATAATTTATTTCCTCGTCAAATCATGGTTATGTAAAGCCATTATAGCATAGTGAACTACTTTAAGCAAGTCATCTCTGTTGTAGCCATTCTTTTTACCGTAACGCTGTGCATACTTCATGATGTTTCCAATAAAGAATCCTTCACCGTGCCCACAGTCTATAATGAATTCTGAAGTTTGGAATTTATTGAGTGAATAGTGTTGACCGTATGTCTTGTCGATATACTGCTTTAGTTCGGCAAGAATACGATCTTCACTATACTTGTACTCTATCAAAGTCTACCAGTATACTGTGCAACAGCGGGCATGTTGCCAGTAAATGCATATGTACCAATGTGTTGTGTTCTCATCCATGGACACAACCAAACTTGTCCACCAATTTTACGCCACATTTGACAGAACATATAGTCCTCTGATAGATATCGCTCCGAGCCACCACCAACACAAGAATCTTTGGTATCGATTACGGTGTCAAAGTATGCATGAATGTATCGTGAGCCATCAAAGTGTGCTTGTCCAATATGATCAGGTTTATAACGAATGAAAGGATATGCTTCTTTGAGTTTATCAAACACACCACGTTTAATCATCATATGACCCGTACCAATCTCCATAACTTCTAGAGGGTCAGATACTTGAAATTGTTGTGTACCTTTGACTACGTTGAACACATATTCACCAACAAGATTCTCAAGTTCTCTTGGATTTAAATCTGGATGTTTACGTGCAGTTTCAGCAATGTTACCCCAATTGATAGACTTCTTAGGATAAGGACCGCCGATAACATCTTTGTCGAGTGCAAGCAGAGCAACAACATCATTCGGGTCAAAATGAATATCTGAATCGATAAACATCATGTGCGTAAAATCTGTACGCAGAAATTCATCTACCAAATAATTTCTTGCACGTGTGATGAGGGATTCGTTGAAGAGAAATGAAAACTTTGTTTCAATACCATAACGAATCATAACAGTTTGAAGGTCAAGGCAAGATTTCATATACAAGCCGTGATTCATACCGCCATACATTGGCGTTGCTACAAAGAGTTTGTTTTTTCTTAGTTCTTCAATATTGACTTCTATTTTCATAATTTATCCATAAAAAAAGAGTAGGAACACATACAAATATATATGCTCCTACTCCGCCAGTTTTTAACCTATTTTAGGCAAACGCTTGACCACCAAGAATTGCGTGTGCAGTGGCAACCATTTCACGGCTAGGCTTACCCAAACGATAGTAAGTAATTGTCTTACCATTGCTGGTAGTTTTCTTGTTGGTATAGATGCAATGACCTTCAGCACGAAGTTCTTCAATGCGGGCGCCAACATTAGTAATACCAAAACGGGACTGTGCTTGTGCAACAGTCAATGTGTTATAAGGACCTTCTTTAGAAAGGTAGTTGAGAATTTTCTGTTTAGCAGACATTCAATTCACTCCATAAAAAAATAGTCGCATCAATTAATCAATGTGTAGAGGCGACTGTTCTCTACATTTTGTTAGTATATAAAAAAAGAGAGAGTGTGTCAACACTCTCTCCTGGCAAATGTATGGTTTAGAAAGGAATTTCTTCTTTATCTACCGAAGTAACTTCAGGTTCTTTGTTGATTGTAGTCTCATCAGCGCCACCATCAACTTTGGTATACAAGTCAAGAAAGGTTGCAGCAGTATCAGCATCAAAACGATTCAAGCAATACTTAATTGCCTTTGTTTTGTCACCGAAGATACCGTATGTTTTGACAATGTGTACCAGACGGCGTGTGGAGATAACTTCATCACAGCCACCATCAGCAAACGTATTACGAATTACGGTAGCCCAGGTAACAAGTTTCTTGGCAAAATCATCATCATCTTTACCGACAGATGACAATTCTTTTTGAACAATTTTGTTTTCTACTTTCGTAGGTGGCCATTCTTGCTCCATTGTGTTAGGGAAACGTTCAAGAAACGCCTCATTCAACACGTTGGTAAACATATAGCGACCATCTTCAGAACCCTTACCCTTTGTGTTAGCAGTAGCGAACACAGTAAAGCCAGGCGCTGGTGTAATCAACTCATTCTTTTTCTTTAGTAAGAATGGTTTACCCTCAAGTACCCGCTGTAAGCACGACAGATTTTGTGCGCCGTAATCAATCTCATCAATACAGAGTACAGCACCCTGACGAGCAGCAACAGTCACAGGACCGTCACGCCATTCCATCTGACCATTGATTAGAACATAGTTACCAAGCAAATCAGATTCATCGGTATCTGGTGTCATTGATACGCAAACAAACTTACGTTTGGCTTTAGCACAAGCCTGTTCAATCGACATTGTTTTACCGTTACCAGAATGACCCGTAACGAAAACAGGAAAGAACATTTTTGATTGCACAATTGACAATACATCGTCAAAGTTGCCAAAAGGTACATAGTTAGCATATTGAGAAGGAATCAGATTCTCAGTCTCAAGATCAGTTGTCACATTGGCAATACGATTGCCCGATTGATTAACGGGTTGTGCAAGCGGGATTACTTGTGCAGTCATATTGACCACAGCAGAGCCGCTAGAATCGACTACAGGCAGTTTATACAAGCCTCGTTTGAGTTTGTTCGATTCATCTTTGATATACCATTGAGGCGTAGAGATACCTAGCTTTTTTGCAACACCTCTAACTTCACCGCGGGTGAATTCAGTCTTACCAGTTGCAGTAAGTGCATCAATAAACGCCTGACGTTTTTCAGTACGACTTGTCATAATATAAACTCCATCACAGTAGAAACTACATTATAAAGGGAATACACCACTTTGTCAAGTAGTGTATTCATTGTCAAACTGCTATCATACCGATGAACTTGCTAACCAGAACACGATTGACTTGGCGGGATTTGTTGTACTTACCAAATGCCTTAGTCAATGCTGCCGTTGTTTTGGCTTCTGTTTCAAACTCATCATCTTCAACGGTCAGTGAATCACCAGGTAGGATGAAGAATGATTCATAGCCAGGATTCTTAGATTCAAGAAACTTTTCCTTGCGTAGAATCTTGACATACTTATTCAATACTTCACCAACTGCCCAATAATTATGTTGAGCATTTTTTTGTTTCAATGCTTCTGCCATTTCTGGATTATACAAACGACGGCGTAATGCCGATTTTGTATTTGTCGAAGGTGCAAGATAGAAACCAATAATCTTTACACCAGTTGTTTTCACTAACCATTCAGAAACAGCAACACGCAAAGCATCCTCATCCTCAGACGAAAGAGGAACTTGCATTTTACTTTTCTCATCAACAAGAATAACATTCATGTATCGATTAGAAAAAATGCCCATCTTATCTCCCGATGTTACATAACGGGAACATTGATCAGCATCACCATCATGAACTACACAAAGATTCACAATGTCAAGATTGTTTTGTTTGCGAAATTCATCAATCAGTTTCTTTGTAGCAACCAAAGATTCTGACAATGGTGTATTTGATAAACCCTCAGACTGTGGCATGTAAAAGCCAAATTTGCTTTTGCCATAGTAACCATAACGACTTCTGCCAGACCACGCATCAATCAAGCAAAGAATATT